GATATATCGTGAATAGCATAACAATAAGCAATCATAATGTCAAGCATTGATACTTGGAAACCTAACCCGGGGCCACAAGAAGAAGCGCTGAGGAGGACTGAGTTTGAGATTTTATATGGTGGAGCGCGTGGCGGTGGCAAGACTGATGGTGGCATGGTTTGGATGTGCGACGAGGTAGGTAACCCACGCTTTAGGGGCTTAGTTATTAGAAGAAATGCTGACGATCTATCAGATTGGGTTGATAGGGCTACTAGAATGTATGCGAAGCTTGGTGGTGAGCCAGTTGGTATACCTAGGATGTTTAGATTCCCAAGTGGTGCGATTATAAGGACAGGACATTTGCGCGATGATAAGGCTTACACGAAGTATCAAGGACATGAGTATCATAGGATATTGATTGAGGAGTTGACGCAGATATCAACTGAGAAAAGGTATTTGCAACTCTTGGCTTCTTGCCGATCTACTGTGCCAGACCTAAAGCCTCATGCTTTCTTAACTACTAACCCCGGTGGTGTTGGTCATGCTTGGGTAAAGGCTAGGTTTGTAGAACCTGAGGCCCCCGGTGTTGCGTTCTTTGGCAAAGATAGTGGCAGAAGTAGAATATTTATACCAGCTAAGGTTGACGACAACCCAGTTCTAACAGAGAATGACCCGGACTATGTGAAGATGCTTGATGGTCTAAAAGATATTGACGAGCAATTATATAAAGCGTGGAGACTTGGTAGTTGGGAAGTATTTGCTGGCCAAGTATTCAGAGAATTTGAGAGACAGAAGCACGTTGTGATTGAGATGGATTATGAGTTGAAGGATTGTAAGAAGTTTATAGGTTATGACTGGGGTTATAGTTCCCCGGCTTGCGCAGTATTTGTGGCCCTTGCGCCAGAGAACAGATTTGGGGTTATGAGAGCATACGCTTATCGGGAGTTATATCAAACTGGCAAAGACCCCAAAGAGTGGGCCAAGATGATCAATGTATTTGCTAGTAGAGAGAAGATAGAGTTTATGGTTTTGCCTCATGACTGTTTTTCTAAACCACGTGGGGGGCAAAACATAGCTGATACATTTAGTAGTATAATGAGGACTAGGATAGTAAAGGGTAGCACATTAAACCGTGGAGCTAGGCTAAACAGAGTGGCGATTACTCATAAGGCATTGAATGAAGCAGACGATGGTAAACCTTATCTGCAGTTCTTGCCAAAAGTAGAGAATACACTCAGGACATTGCCATTGCTAGTACATGATGAGAACAACCCAGAAGATGTCGATACTGATGGTGAGGATCATGCTTGGGATGCGCTCTCGATGTTGCTGGTTACCATGAGAGAAAAATATAAACTATTTTCTGGGGCGCTTGCTAGAAAACCATCTCGATCTATAACTAGGCCGACATTCGTAGCTGATGAAAGAGGCAGGATATATGCACCAGACTTTGCGAAAGCATTTAAAAAGAGAGAGAAGAAGAAGTCATCAGGACAAATAGAAAATAATTAGATATACTATACACAATGGTTCAAAAACCAAAAATCAAAGAGGTGGATAAAAAAATCTCTGTCTGGCTTGATGGAGAAGATGAGGGATTGCTTAAAAAGTTTTATTGTATTCATTGCGGTAAGGTGGTTTTTGAATATTCTGACTCTGTTAAGGTTGTAGTGCCGGGGGGACATAAAATAAAAGCTCCAACGGTGATACAATGCAAGGGAGCAAAACAAAGACTAGATATTTTTGGTAATTATTATACTGCAAGGTGTAAAGCTAAATATTATGTGAGGTGAATATGGCTGATTTAGAAAGCGTGGCAGGTGAATATTTAGAGAGAGAAGAGAAGCCAGAAGAAGGAGAGATAGAGGACTCCGGGGGGTTTGAGACTAATGTCAAAGATGACGAGCTTCTTCAGGTTATAGACAGTCGTATTGCTAGGTCGGAGCAGGTTAAAAAGGAAATGAAGATAGACGAGAGAAGCAAGGAGAACATAAGGTTTTATAAAGGTAAGCACATTGATAAGTCTAAGGTAGAGGATTGGCAGATACCATATATCGACAATTTGATCTGGCAGAATTTAGAGTATCGTGTCAGCTTGGCTTCTGCGAGGATACCAGACATTATAGCCACCGGCGCTTCTGATGAAAAGGAGTCAGTAGAAATTGCAGAAGAGGTTGAGGATGGCCTTAGAATTAAGATAAAGAATAGTGACACCCGGCGATTAATTAAAGATGGGCTTAGACATATGAGTCTGTCTTTTACTGCAGCCCTGAAGATACGTTGGGACAAATCACTTGATAAGAATGGTGACTTTGTTTTTGAGATGGTAAAACCAGAGAACTTAGGGTTTGACCCTGATAGTTCTATACCTCATCAGGGCTTTACTTCTGATAAGATGGACTTCATTTACGAATATATAGAAGAACCACTAAGCTCAGTAATCGCCAAGTTCCCAGAGAAAAAAGTTAAGTTATTGGAATTGGCCAAGGTTGACAAAGAGGCAAAAGATGACTATCACAAGAAGATTAAATATATTGAGATTTGGTTTACTTGGTATGACTAGAGTGGTGACATATATGAGGGGTTGGCTTGGAAGTATAAGAGCATAATACTCAAGAAAATGAAAAGCCCATACTATGACTGGAAGGGTTACGATGAGATATCTACAGAAGAGAGAGACGAGAACGGATTGCCGGTAATTGATACAAAATACGACAACTACTTTAAGATACCACGCAAGCCATATATATTTTTCTCACACATGAACCTTGGGGAGAGTCCTTATGAGGTTACTACTCCAGTTGAGCAATCCTTGGATCTTAATAAAATAGCTAATAAGAGAGGTAGGCAAATTACTGAGATATCAGATAGGGCTATACCGCGATTAGCGTTTTCTGGTAATTACATTGACAAAAATGATGCTAGCGCCATTTCCAACGATCCGGCCGAGAACATATATCTTGAGAATGCAGAAAAGATTACGGATGCGGTGATGGAGATATCAGCGGCGCCACCAAATCCAATATTGATGAGAGATCTTGAGGCGACAAGAATACAGATAGATAATAAATTCTCTACCAACTCTCAAACAAGAGGAGAGTCAAGAACTGGCGAGAGTGGGATATCTAAGCAGATCACCAGAGAAGGTAACTTACAGGTGTCGGATGACATTGTAGACATTGTGGTTGAGAGAGTTGTTTATGAGATGGCCAACTGGGCGCTTCAAATGATGAAGTTGTTTTATGAAGATGAGCATTATATAACAAGCATGGGTAAGGATGGTGAGATGGTTAAGGCTAGCTTATCAGGAGAGAAGATCGAGGAAGGCATGATAGTTAATGTAAAAGCTAGCAGCGCGGACGAACAGGCCACCAAAGCAAGGTCTATGGATCTGGCCGGGAACAACGCTATTGATCCATTAACATTAGCCGAAGATCTTGATGTGCCGAATCCTAAAGAAAGAACCAGAAGGCTTATAGCGTTTTTGTCTGGTGAAATGGATGGTTACGCAAGATACTCAGAGGAGATTGGATTAAACGAAGAGGGAGAGGGCGGAGTGCCGGGAACACCCAAGGGACAGGTTGGCGGTGCGACCCCGGAGGCAGGTCAGGGGACTAAGCCATTGCTAGGGGCGCAGGAAGCTAAAAATGATATTCAAGCGTTGATACAAGGGCAACAGGTGCAACCACAGGGCTTACCCGGCGAAGAATACGTCAACGCGTTCATACAGTTTGTGAATGGCCCAGAATTTGACCAGTCACCACCTGAGGTTCAAAATGCGATAGTGCAGTACGTTCAGGCCTTGAAGAGTATGATAGACCAAAATGTCTAATTTTATAACGCGATCTATTTATAGACAAGATGAGGACGAGCGAGAGAAATACAAGAACGCTTTGTATGATTTTAATATTTGGGAGACAGGGATAGGTAAGTCTATTAAAAAGTCCTTAGAGGGTGTCACAAAGGCGGCCGGGGATTACATGAAGCCCACAACCAAGGTCAGGGCGCGTGATATATTCAGGGAGCTTGGATCACAGATTAAGGGAGCCGGTGAATCAATGATACCGACCAAGGAAGAGCAGAAAGCATCAATCAGACCTATGGAATTAAAGATGAGTCCAAAGGAGCGAATAAACTGGATGCTAACTGGGAAGTCGCCACAACTTACTGAAGCTGAGGAGAGTGGGGGGAAAGCCCAGATCAGTAAGACGCTTAATAGTATAATGATGGCTACATCGGGAGGTGTTAAAAAAGTATCTGAATCTACTATGAGTGTTAAGAACCTCGTATCTCATGAAAGAGTTGATAGAGGTGTTGTAGAGGGATACAAAGAAGCAATCAAAGCAGGTAAGAATATTAAACCTATCAAGATTATAAAGGAGGGGGCCAAGCATGGTGTAGAGGACGGGAAGCATCGGTTGCAGGCATACAAAGAGCTTGGGTTTGATGAAGTGCCAGTTACGATTATGAAAGCCAAGGAAGCAGCGAACAAGGCGTTGATATATTTGAGAGATAAAAGAGGGAAGTATGCCGGGAGCAGGTCAATCCCCAAACTTTCCAAGAATGAAGTATATGATATAATAGACGCAAGGAAATATGCTCGCGGGCTTTACAAGGAATCAATGGCGAATTGGAAACCCAAGGATGTCTATAAATTCAGAAATAATATGCTAAGCAGCGTGAGAAGTCTAGCCAAAAAAATGGGAGTGAGTATTAAGAATAAAACGCTTAGAGGTGTGATAGAGGAGATAGATAACATTATAAGAACTAATAAGAATATTTAAGGAAAGGAGCATTTAAAATGCCAGAAGAAGGAATGAATAACATTTTAGGAGATGGCGGAGGAGGAAGTACTGGTACACCACCTCCAGTAGATACACCTATGGGTACACCTGTAGATCCGCCAGCTGATCCACCTGCGGATAATCAACCAGCTGATCTTGACAAGGTGATGGGAGCTATCGGTGATTTAGGAAAAGGATTAAAGGGTGTTAATGATAGGATAGATGGCTTAGAGAAGCCAGCTGATCCAGCGCCAGCTGATCCAGTAGACCCCCCGGCAGACGTCAAGAAAGAAGATTGGAGACCGAACACTTGGAAAGATATACAAGAGAAGGCCAGAGAGGAAGCAGAGGATGTATTTGACAAGAGAGAGAACGCTAGGAAAGAAGAAGAGAAGCAAGCAACAGATGCGACAAAAGCGACAGATGAAGCCAATGACAAGTTTATTGAAGATCAGCTTGCAACTATTGATAAAGAGGAATTACTGACAAAGATAGTAGATAAGGACAATCCAGAAGATCCCGGTGTCTTAGAGAGAAAAGAGATGTTTGGAATCGCTGTTAAAACTGGTTCTAGGAACCTTATAGAGGTTTCCAAACAAATGAAAGTTATGCATGGATCTGGTATCAAATATGATGTAAATACAAAGAAGTATATCAAAACAAATGCAGGAGACGATGGTGCGGATGCCCCGGTTGGATCACCTGCTGGTAGATCGTTACCTGCTAGTGATGGTAAGCTAGGTTATAAAGAAATTCACGAGGCAGGCAGTCTTGATGAAATAGTGGAGAAGCACGGCTCTTGACAAGAAAAATCGTAAGATGATAGAATAAAAATAGAATGCTAAAAGCAATCCACCAGTTTTGGGTTGCTTTTTTAAAAAATAATTAAAGAAAGGAATTGTTATGCAATTCGGAGAAAAAGTTACAGCTTTGACACAAGATGCTCTATTGCCAAAAGTTGTAGACAACGTTCTTGATAGTAATGTTTTAGCCTGTAGGCTGATTGGTAATGCCAAACAGGGTAAAGGAGAATCTATCAAAAAGGCTATCAAGTATCAAAATTCAGGAGCTGCTACATCATTTTCAGGGCTTGATACTTTCACAGCTGCAGAACTAGACACAAAGACCACTTTACAATACTTCATGAGAGGTGTTAGAATCCCGGTCGCAGTATCTGGTATGGCTGCAGTAGCTAACGCGGTTAGAGAGACACAAGTTACGGATCTCGTAGTAAGCTCTCTTGAAGAGTCAGAAGCAGAATTGATAGATGAAATTGGTGATCAAATTTACGGTGATGGTACTGGTAATTCCAATAAAGACTTTATTGGAATCGGAGCGATAGTTGATGATGGTAATGACGTAGCATCAATCGGTGGAAAGTCTAGAACCATTTATCCAGTTCTGAATGCTACTAGAACCGCATCAGGTGGAACATTATCATTAGCCAAACTTGCTACTTTGTTCTCCGCAATTTCGAGCGGTACAGTAAAGACAGCTCCAAGTTTGATAATTTCGAATGAAACACCTTGGGACTTGTACGAACAGTTATTGACACCTACAGTTAGAGAAAATTACTCAATGCTAGGGTATTACACAGTTGGAAGAACTGGTGGTGCAACTAGAGGTGAGGCTCTATCTGGCACACAAGGTTTTGTGGCAGTTTCATATAAAGGAATACCTTGGGTACGAGACGAGAAAGCTACTAGCCAAAATATATTCATGCTGAATGAGAAATACCTTGACTTCTATGGCTGGGATGCTAAAGGCCAATTTGGTTACAACAAGATTGGATTCGCGCAAAAGACTGCAGACGGTGTTTACAACGAAGTTCCAATGAGCAACTTCACTGGGTTTAACTGGAGCGGATTCAGAGCGCCTACAAACCAATTCGCCGGAATCGCTGATGTAGTGTTGCTAGGTAACCTAACCTCATGGCAGCCAAGACGACACGGCAGACTAACAGGAGTAACAGGAGTTTAACAAATTTAATATAGTAGGAGATTATTATGAAAATGGAAGGAATACCACAAGTAATTGATTTCAATCCTTATAAGATTAGAACTGACGAAGGTTCTACCCATAATTTAGGAGAATTAGTAGAATTGGCTGATCAAAGGAAATTCCGTTACGCTAAGGCCGGTGAGGCTTTGACTCTCGGATATCTAGCTGTAGCACCAACACCTAAGACAGATTTACACACTTTAGCAGTTTTGACTGGTGTTCTTGGTTCAAAGGTCATTACCTTTACTAATGCAGCTACTGCAGTGATAGACACAGCTGCTGAAGTAGCTTATTTTTCAGAAGGTTATGTCGTTGTATCTTTCAGTACGGGTATAGGTCAGACATTGAAGATTAAGGATCTTGAACCTGTGGCCACAGGCGCAGTAGGAACAATCAATTTATTCGATCCGGTTGACGTTGCTTTGGCAACAACTTCGAAAATTGACATTGTTCAGAACAGTTACAATGGTTGTTTAATGGATATATTAGTTGGCAATTTGCCAGCTGGTGTACCACTAAAAACAATTACAGCTGCCGGTGATTATGGTTGGCTTCAAACTCGAGGAGTTTGTGCTGTAGCTTCTGATGATACGATTGCTGCTGCTACCGATGTTGTCGCTGATGGTGACGATGCCGGTAAAATTGATGGAATATCAGAGACTATCGGTACAACTGTTGCACAGCACAAGGTTGGTAAAACTATTGTTGCTACTACTGATACCTACTCACACGCTGTGTTCTTGATGATAGAATAGTTAGTTGATAATTTAATAAAACGACTACCAAACGATGACGAGGAAGCCGAGAGGCTGATTCAGGTGGTGAACGTAGTTAAAAGAATGCCTCTTTTAACGAAGGGGCATTCTTAATAAAGAAAGGAAATTATGAGTGTAAAAGCAAAAGAAGGATCAAAAAAGAAAAGAAAAGCAAGGCCTAGATTTTACAAAGATTATGACATTAGTTGGTTGAGTCAGGAAGATCAAATTGATCACCCTGCCCGCTACTTAGTAAAGGAATATGAAAATAAGTATGGAAAGGTGGAACGATGAAAGCAAGAAATTATATCCCAGCTCTAAAGTATGGAGCTAAAATTTATCCAGAAGATTTAGCAGGAATGATTGGTTTACCATCAGTCGGAACCATTTGGTATGTAGATCCCGGTAAATCAGTTAGTGGTGGTGGAACTACAAGGGAAGATGCATTTATTACAGTAGCCGAAGGTTTAGCAGCAGCTACTGCAGATCGAGACGATGTGGTTCTTATTACTCCATCAAGTTCAACTGGTAGAACCTCAGAAGCAGCAGAGATTAATTGGAATAAAAGACGAACCCACCTTATCGGTTCAACCTCTCCACTTATATCGAGTCCGAGAGCAGGTATGTCTTTTGGATCAGCAGCTGGCACTCCGAGTTTAACAATTTCAACTAGAAGTTGTATCTTTAAGAATATAACTATTTCACAGTTCAACGATGTTGAGAACAATGTTTTAGTTGAACTTACATCAGGCTATAACTACTTTGAGGGTGTTCACTTTCAAGCATTTGGAAGTGCGCTCGTAGGTGATGACGCAGCAGCAATAGGTGTTCATCTCAATGGTTCTGACGAAAATATGTTCCAGGGATGCACTTTTGGACTAGACACAGTTATCCGAACAGCAGCTAACGCTACATTGAAATTTGCAGCATCTAAGAACAATTCAAACAACACGTTTAGAGGTTGTAACTTTGTAATGATTGCAGACGCAGACGCACCATTTCACGTCAGCACCAGTCCTGGTGGCGGTTCAGCTTTGAACAGGTGGGCGATGTTTGACCATTGTTACTTCCAATGCAACTCAGATGTTACAAGTGGAACGGTTCAAACAGATGTTTGTACACTAGACGCAGCAGGAGATACAGGTGGATTACCTATTTTCAAGGATTGTGTCGCAGTTGGACACACAGGTTGGGCAGACGATGTTACAGGTATGAAAATACTTGGAGCAACTACCAACGACACCGAGCTTACTGATTATTGTAAAGCAGTAAATCCAGCAGCATAAGAAAGGATAGCAAATGACAGATCCTTATAAAGTTGAAATCACTTGCTCACAATGTGAAGGAACTGGTGAAATCACTGATGGTGATGGAAGACTAGGCGAAGGTACGATTGAGGGTGCAGAACAAATTGCTGGTTTAACAAGCAAGGTCGATGATTGTCTAAATAAACTGAATGACATAGCAGAACAATTGAGTGAATAATATATGTATTCGGCAAAAGACCACTCTATTGGGTGGTTTTTTGTTCGCAATATTATAATTATGATATAATTAAAAAAAGGAGTTATTATGAAGACAGAATCTAGTTTTTACCGAGATGCTAATCGAGTACCTATTGTTAATGAAGGGTTGATTACTAAGAAAACTATCACTTTCACAGGAGCTACTGCTGATACTTGGGGTAATGATGGCGGAGCGCTAGATGGTGCTGCTATATTTACTGTAACTGGTTTAGTATTTTGTAGGATGATTGCTGTTTGTACTACTAGCTTAACCGGGACCTCTGCTACTATTGAAGTTGGTATTACAGGTGATACTGCTATATTCATGCCTATTGAAACTTCTACACAAATAGACACTGGGCAAATATGGCTCAATGATGCTGCTAACGCTGCCTACGCTATTATTGGTGGAGAAAGTGCCGCAGCTGGTAATTTACCACTTTACGCACTTAACGGTAACGATATTATACTAACTGTTAAAACAGCAGACACCGAAACCGGGGTGTTAGATTTTTACTGTATATGGAGTCCAATATCAAGCGATTCTGATGTAGCCGATTCAGGTAATTAATAAATAAATATAATAATTTAAAGGAGCATTTAAAATGCCTAACAAACAAAGTGAACAGGATATTATTACTGTTCAAAACATTGATCTAGATTGTGATTTCGTTGACTCAGAAACTGGTATAAGTCATCGAGAGTATTTTCAGGTTAAGTGGGACGGTGTACCACACAGAATAAAGCCCGGCGCAACCCGCCCTATGCCACGGTATTTGGCAGAACACTATGCTAAACATTTAGCGGATCATATTTTAACTAAAAGAGAAAAGGAAGAGAAGCGGCCGAATCTTATGAACAATACTGCTGAAAGAAGCAAGGTTCTTGGTCAGATAATGATTGAGGTTGATGAGTATTTTATTCAAGATGAGGCTCAAGTAAAGGCACAAAGTGATGTTGATGATGGAAATGTTGAGGATGCTGGTGTTGTGCCTAACAAGGCTATGGGACACACAGAGGACACGGACACTACTCCAAGAGAAGAAGCAACAAAATCACCTAGCGCAGAAACACCAGATGAAGTAACACCTAAAAAGACAAGGAAAGAGCTAGTTGAAGAATGTAATACTCTTGGGGTTGAAGTTAACGATAAAGACAAAGTTGATGATCTACTGAAAAAAATAGAAGAACAATTTTGATAGGAGGCTGGCATGGGAACTATAAAGGATTTTGAGCAAGCAACAGACTATATTGTTAATAGTATAAAGGCCCTTTATGACGAGAAGGCTAGTCTTGAAATTGGGGTTGGTAAATTGAAAGCATCTTTTGATTCTTTGACGAAACTTGCTAAAGAAAAAAGAGAGGAATCGATCGAGAGTGGCAAAAAGTTGGCAGAAACAGAGAGCAGGGGTAAAAAGATTAGGAGCGATCTTGAAGAAGATGTGCAGAAGAAAACTGATGATTTGGATGAGTACAAAGGGTCTGTGGATAACTACGCAAAAAAGAAAAACGAAGCAATCAAAAAGTCTGAACAGGAGATAGAAAGTGAAAAATTAAAAATAAACGCAGAACTCGAAGAACTAGATATCAAGAAGAAAAACGTAGAGACGAGAATATCAGTGATGGATGGTGAATTCAAAGAATTGCAGGAAATAGAGACAAGGCAGGAGAGCGCTAGGAAAGAGATTAAATCAAGAATGGACAATGTACTATTAATTGAAGATAAGAACAGGAGAGAGGATGTGAGAAGGGGACATAGGAACGCAGACTTTGACCAACAGGAAGCAAATGCTAAAAAGGTGATAAAAGAAGCGAACGAAAAGGAAGAGTTTGTGGTGGGCAAGGTTCAAGAGTTGACTAAGGTGACTGAGTCTCTTAAAATACAAAAGAAAAATATAAATGATCGCACGGCAGCATTACAGAAGATTGCCGGGAATCTAGCCAAAAAAGAGATATGGCTTGACGATCGGGAAAAAACGTTAAAGTCTAAAGTGAATTTGTGATAAAATTATATTGAAATACTATTAACTAATCACAAATGGCAAACGAAATAGGTAAAAGGGACGAAAATAGGCACATTGTGCTTTTGGCTGTTACAAATGATGCGTCAAAGTTGATTAAACAGCTTAGGTTAGACCCCACAACGTTTAGATTGCTGGTTAATTCTACTATATCTGGGGATGTATCAATAGCGCCTCTTACAGATGTCTACAACGGCACCAAAACCGTACCTACTGGCACAGCAGAGGCTATTGCGGCCTCACAGGTCATATCAAGCGTAACCGTCAAAGCTCTGTCTACAAACTCGGCTATTCTCTATGTCGGTACTACCGGGGTTACTACTGCTAATGGGTTTGAACTATTGGCCGGGGAGTCGGTTAGTTTAGACGTAGACAATCTGGCGGATGTATATGTGATCTCAGGGTCAGCGTCACAAGTAGCAAGATGGGTGGCTGTATGAAATTTCTAAAGGGACATATACCATCTCAGGAAAGCAAAGAGAAAAATCGTTTATCTCATATTGGTAAAAAACACTCAGAGGCGACAAAGGCAAAACTACGAGCAAAGAGAAAAAATTATGTATTTTCTGATGAGACTAAGAAGAAAATAAGCAAAGCTAAAAAAGGCAAAAAGAGAGTTCCGTTTACTAGAGAACATAAGAAAAAAATGAGTGATAATCATAGATACCAGAAGGGAACTGCTGGTTCAAACTGGAGGGGCGGAATTACACCAATAAATTTTAAGATTAGAAATTCTTTAGAATATAAACTATGGAGAACAGCAGTATTTGAAAGAGATAATTATACTTGTATTTGGTGTGGTCAGGTTGGAGATAAATTAAATGTAGACCATATTAAACCATTTGCATTATATCCAGAATTAAGATTTGCAATAGATAATGGTAGGACACTTTGTGAAGAATGTCACAAAACAACAGATACATATGCAGGTAAAGGGAGTAAAAAGAAAGTAGGTTATCATAACTAGAACAAAACACAACATAGGGACTGCAACACTAGATGGGAGATATCTCAAACTAGACCAAACCACACCACAGACTGTAAGTAGTGGAGCACCTGTATTTGATGGTGGGGCAACAGTAGGTACTAAAGATGCAGGGAAGTTATTGAAGGTATTCACAGCAGATGGAAGCTTAACGGAAACTATTTTTACACCAAGTCCAGCCGATGGTTTTGGATTTATTATTGGTCCTTATGGCTTGGATACTGTAAGCGTTGATGCAAATGGTGACTTTGTTGCTTGGGATGGAGATATTTATTTGAATTATTGGTCAAGTGGAACCGTAAATATAGGCGATGGGGGCGGGAATGTGTTTGTAGCCGCAGGAGCTGGAAACGTGAATATAGCTGACGGTGGTGGAGTTGTAAGGATAGCTGACGGTGGCGGAGATGTACATATAGGAGTTGGAGCTAGATCTGCTAAGTTAGACGTATCTTCGCTTACAAACACTAGAACCTTCACCTTCCCCGATACTACAGGGACTTTAGCTTTGACTTCGGATTTAGCTTCTTATCTCAAACTTGATTGTTCTAATGACCCTTTGACAGGTGAATTGGATATGGGCGGACAAACCATCACTTCTGGGGCTGATAATAACTTTGTGATTAAACTTGGAGATGCGGCAGCGGCTAACAAGTTAAGTATTATAGATAGTGCTGATGCAGAGATAGCTTTCTTAAATAGCGATGGTTTCTTAAATACAGCAGATTTTAGAGGGTTAGATGCTGAAACTGGCGGAACAGAATGTCTTTTTATAGGTGTAGGAACCGCTCCCGCTAATACAGGGAATTACAACCTTGCAGTCGGGGCTTATGCTATGCAGAATAGACTCGGAGCCTCGACAGGACAACAGAATGTAGCACTCGGCAGAACCGCCCTAAGAGATGTAACCAGCGGATACAATAATATGGCGATAGGAATGGGTGCATTAACGAATCTTACTGAAGGATACAAAAATGTTGCCATAGGGACAAGTGCAGCCAATAGATTGACAACAGGAGATTACAATATGGCTATAGGGGAAGGGGCTTTGTTTAGCCAGACAACAGGGGATTATAATATAGGAATTGGTTATCAGGCTGGATATTTCAATCAAACAGGTAGTAGTAATGTGTTAATAGGTTCAACAGCAGGTCAGGGTGCAACTACTAGATCCTATTCCTGTAATACTATGATTGGACGAGGAGCAGGGTGGGCAACAACAACGGGCGGATTAAATACATTTATTGGATATGATGCAGGAAGAAGTAATACTTCAGGTGCAGGTAATACAATTATTGGTCAAGGTTTAAACGCTTCGGCAGCAGGAGTTAATTGGGAAATGAATATTGGGGGAGTTCTCTTTTGTGATGATACGACAGCCACTCCATCCAAACTATACTTCAGTCAAAACTTTGATACCAATCTCTATCGTTCAGCCGCTAATACTTTAAAGACAGATGATAATTTTATAGTAGGTGAAAATCTGACAATTACTGATGCTAAAAATATTATTTTAAATACAACTACTGGGACAAAGATAGGAACAGCAACAACCCAGAAATTAGGATTTTTCAATGCTACTCCAGTAGTTCAACAAGCATATACAGCTGTCTCTAATCCACCAACACAAGCAGAGGTTATAGCAATTCGTGATTGTTTGGTAAACTTAGGATTAATGAGTGCTTCATAGGAGAAATTATGAAACAAAAATATTGTATAGATTGTAAAACTAAAATAACCCCTCAAGCTACAAGGTGCTATCCCTGTAAGGTTAAAAAACAAA